CTATTAAAGTTTTTTTGGCCGATGTTTGTTTATTAGTTTTAGTTCATCAACTAATGTAAGTGTATTGACACAGTATTTTGTGTTTTTACATTTATTATAGTTAAAAAATCTGGAAAACTATTACCAGTTCTTTTGGCCAAATATTTATTTGTTGTTATACAACTTATTTTTATTTGGTTTATATAGTACGAAATACCAAAACGACGGTAACCCTGATTTTAAATTAGGAGTCCGTGACCTTAGGTAAGGTAATATTGGGGATTTATTCCCCTATCTACTAATCACATTTAAAAGAATGAGATTTAATGGTGTAATCGACACCAATTTTATTGGAAGTTTTATTCATAAAATTACCACGATTTTGAGCCTTTTTACGTATAAAAAGATACCCCCCATATGCTTGAATTAGCTTTGTGATATATAAGTACCACGGCTAGTGGCCTTATCACCGTTGCGTCATAAGAATAGGAGAGAAGCTTATGACACCCGAAATTGTGGTTGTACGATTACCACATTTACATTTGTTGCAGCATTAATTTGCATACGCATTGTAATATGTGGAATTATTTTCGTACAGACACGCATACTCCATGGAAAAACACATCATTAATGACGATTGGCAATTAGAAAACCTTTCTGAAATGATGCTATTGAAATGGGAAACCAGGTTTTCGATACTCAAATTGGTTGTCAATTTGTGTATTTCTGGTTTCATGTATGTCTTTTTCTTTTAATTTAATGAATTTAAGACAACATGAGCAGTAATACTACAAATTATAAAAGAAGTTCTTTAGGAACAAAAAAGTACAGTAAAAAAGTACGCAAAAATGATGATGACCGCGCAAAAGCGGACCATCGAAGAAATAAGTACGATAAGCGTGCGTATGTTATCGGAGGGGAAGTGCGATGCGACGAGCGCTTTGCTCGTAAGATTGATATATTGGAGAAACAGTTGGGTGTTTCTTATGATGTGGATGATATAGCCAAATTATTTGGTGAGTTTAGTATGGGTCCTCAAGCTTTTGAGATGCCGGTTATAGACATTGCTAAAGATACTTATGTTGATGTTTTGGAAAATGTTTTTTTTCTGTCTATAGTTTTTATGAGAACTAGGGATGTGGCCGTATTGGTTAGTACGACTATGTTATTTGCCAAAAATTATTGTGATGCTAGTTTGGTAGGTCACATATCTGATTTTATTACCAAGTTTTGTTTTGGTGATATGCCTGATTTCAATATTTCACAGTATAATATTAGTGAAATTTTGAGTAATTTTACGTGTGAGGAAGTGGAACCTCAAGCTTATGATTCCTCTAATATCATTCGTGATTTTCGCGCTTTGAGGAGATCTCCTTTGATGGAGAAAATGAACAATTTACTTGCTCTAGTAATTAGTTTGGGTTTTTTAGAACCCATTCATTTTTCGATAGAAGGAGTGAAATTGTTTTGTTGCGAAGGGAAACTTAAATTTTCAGAATCAGAATCTTTTATTGATTATGTTTTAGATTTATTTGAGTTTTTTTTTAAAACATTACGCAGTTGTTTTGGGGGCGAACGTTTTGAATTTTTGAAGGATGAATTGACTAAAGTTGATGAGGATATAATACATTTGCAGTCTTATATTAATTCAATAGCCTTGGGAGATTATACGGAGCGAACTTCGTTTTCTGTATCACATTTTCAAAATCGTATTATGGAAACCATCAATACTTTGCGTTATTTGATTTCTACTACAGATAGCAAGCCGCATAAAGTTTTCCTTAATGGTAAATTGGCTGCGGTTTCGAAGATAATGGTCTTATATGAACAGTGTTGTCCTTTAACAGGATTGAGGGCAGCACCATTTAGTATGTCTATTTTTGGCAAAAGTTCCGTTGGAAAAACTAGTGTAGCTCAAATGCTCACTGTTTCTATATTGAAAGCTAATGGTTATCCGTGTGAAGACAATAATTTATGTACTTTGCAGTCCAATGATAAGTTTTATTCTACTTATCGAGCAGACACGACTGCAGTCTTTATTGATGATATAGCTAATACCAAAGCTGATAAAGCTCAGGTTAATCCAGCTGATATGATTATATCCTTGGTTAATAATGTTATGTATTATGCACCCAAAGCCGTCGCTGAGGAAAAAGGTAAAATTAAAGTGCAGCCGAATGTAGTTACCTGTACCACTAATGTTAAAGAAATGGAATCAGCTATTTGGAGCAATGAACCCATTAGCGTGTTACGACGAATGAATGTACATATTACCGTGACAGTTAAGCCAGAGTATGCCACGAATGGTAAGCTTGATCCAGAAAAGATTGATCAAATTAACAAAACTATGTTTCAGAGGTATGGTTTAATGGATGTGTGGTATTTAGAATTGGAAACTATAAAACCTAGTGATATTGGCATGGCAAATGGTAGCGAGGGTTATGTATTCACGCCCATATTGCCTTTTAGGTCTCCAGCAGCTAAGGAAATGTTTAAGTATTGGACTTTGCCTGATGCTATGGTGTTTTTAAATGCCATGGCCAAACGCCATTATAATAGACAAAGTGAAGTAGTCACTAACATGCGTAATTTAGGAAGCAAGTTGCCTATTGATGAAAATGGCGATTTTTGTTGGGATTTAGCCGGAAATGTTGAGGAAGAGCTTGAAGAAGCAGAAAAGGTTTGGCATGAGAATTTGCGCGATAGAGTGCATAAGAAGAGTGTTGAGTTACATGAGTCGCTTAACAATACTAGGAAAAAATCCATGGCTAAAATTAAAAGTTTTTGTGTTCGTAATGGTAACAAAAAGTTAAGTAATTCCGATGACATTGATGAAGTATTTTGCGATGCTGTCGCTGGTCCGCAATCAAATTTTGAGTTCAAATATCCTAAAAAAGTTTTTATTAAATTGCTTCAGGGATATTTGTTTGGATATTTGCAACGATTATTGATGAAGATGATTAATAATGGTGTAAACAAATTTTGGGATTATGTTTGTTCTATGGATCATGATTTTGCAGCAATTCCTATAGTTGTCGCACATATGCTTAAGTACACATACAGTTTTTTAAATATTGTACCTTTTACTAAACAGGAACATTTGGTTTACACACGTTTAGCAGAGATTTTAAAAATTAAATCACATTTATGGTTGAGAAATAAATATTTTATAATTGTATTAGGCTTTGTGACTTTTATTAATTGTTTTTTGTTTTTTTCCGCGTTTAGGTTGAATTTTGCAATACGGTTTTTGTTTACGGTCGTTTGTTGCCATTTTTTGGTTTTTTTGTTTTATGTATTTACTAATAGATTTATTATACATTGGTACCAGGAAAGATTATATAAGTGCATACCAGGTGTGTTAATAGCTCAGGTAGATGATACCGCGTTAGGTAAATTTGGCAAGAAGTTATTGATAGGAGGCATTACTATTGCTGGTGGTTTAGCGTTTGTTAAAGCAGCGAGGGCTTCCATACGTATGCTACAATTTACCATGCAAGGTAATTTACAGCCAAAGAGTGATAAAGACGTTGAAGAACGTGATGAACAAGTTAACGTGTGGTCCAAAAAAATTTGTGAGTTTGGCGTTAGCAAATCTTCTAGCACTTTTACATCAGAACAAATGCTTAATAGATTATCTAAAAATTGTTTACACGTAGAGTTGTTAGATGATAAGTATTATCGTGATGTTTCAGTTTTCATGCTTCGTAGTAATTTTGTATTATGCCCATATCATTTTTTTTGTAAAGATCTTAATATACATAATGGTATAATGGAAGGAGTAGTCCACAATGGTAAATCTAGGAAAGGTATAGTTACATTAAAATTTCGAAGAAGTGAACATTCTACTAGTTATTTTACTGCTGACGTTTATGTGCAAGATATTGTGAGGGTTGGTAAACACGATTTGTGTGTATTTCGTATTTTCAATGGTGGCACTTTTAGTGACGTGATGCCTTTTGTTTTAACTACTGGAGGATATTCTGGGCCTATACGTGCTGTTCACATGAGAGTAGACGGGAGTTTACGCAAATTGAATGGTAGTACTAACGCTCGGGAGACTTATTATGCGCCAAAAGGTATGTTTAGTAAATATGTTAAAGTAAGTGGTGGCATAGTTAGGTATGACGATATCACAGAAAATGGAATGTGCTGTGGTATTTTGGTTAGTGATGCCAAAAATCCTACTTTGGTAGGTTTTCATATAGCTGGATTAACGAATTCACCAGAGGGTCGTTATGTAGCACCCCTAGCTCATGAATTGGAATCAGCAATGGAAACTTTGGTTAAATTTGACGGAAATTTGGTTCCCCATTGTGCTAGCGAATTTAAACAAATTCGGTTTGGCGTGGATGTTAATTTTTCAGAAGATATACACCCCAAGAGTCCAGTCAATTTTATTCCAGAAGAAACTTATCGGATTTTGGGTTCAATAGGTACTAGCACCACATACTTTTCAGAAGTACGTGAAACTATTTTGTGTAGGAGCGTTGAAAACCATTTTGGTATATTGAATAAATGGGGTAAACCGCAATTTGGTCCCGAACGGTGGCGACCATGGTTTTCTACTTTGGAAGTTTTGGCTGAGAGTAATGTTAATTTTCCTCCGCAATTGCTAAAACGTGCAAAAGAGGATTATTTACGACCCATAATGAAGAACGTGCGTAGTTTTGCTGAAAGAATGCGCCCATTAACTGAAAAAGAAGTTATTAATGGAATACATGGCAAGCGATTCATCGATTCTTTTAATTTTCAATCAGGTTGTGGTTTTCCTTTGCGAGGTCCAAAAAAAAATTTATTTATAGGTTCTCCTGGTGATTTTGAATTTAAGGATCCGGAAATGGTGCGGTTAGAGATAGAGGATATGCGTTTACGGTATTATAATAAGGAACGATATTATGCAATATTTAAGGCGTGTTTAAAAGATGAACCCACCAAATTGGACAAAAAGAAAGTTCGTGTTTTTCAAGCTTCCTGTTTGGCTTTACAAATGGAATGGCGAAGGTTAGCTTTACCTTTATTGAGGTTACTATCTTTGTTTCCATTGCAATCAGAATGTGCAGTTGGTATTAATCCTTTTAGCGACGAGTGGACTCAATTACACAATTATATTTCGTTCGAGAGGACGTGTGAAAACAATGTTTTTGCTGGCGATTATAGTAAATGGGATTTAAATTTGAGCCCGGATTTAATAGCAATGGCTTTTCAGATTTTAATTGAAATGGCCAAAGAAATACCTTCATACAGCGAATGCGATATTTTGTGTTTACAAGGTTTGGCTACTGACACTTTATATTATTTAACACACTATAATGGAACTTTGATTGAGATGTGCGGCGGTGTACCTTCTGGTCATAATTTAACGGCACATATTAATTCTATTTGTAACAGCTTATTGATACGCATGTGTTACTTTTCTTTAGGTGGTAGCCCAAATTTTAGATCGATAGTTCATCTCATAACTTATGGAGATGATTTTATGGCTGGAGTTAGAGATCGCAACGTTTGTATAAACCATGTCATTTACGCTAATTTTTGTCGTCAATTTGGGGTTGTGGTCACGATGCCCGATAAGGTGTCTGAACCTACACCTTTTATGGATATTTGGAAATGCGATTTTTTGAAGAGAAGAAGTATCATCTGCCCCTATGATGGCAAAATTTATGGTGCACTCGAAGTGACAAGCTTATTAAAAAGTTTAATGAATCGGGGTAAATTAAAAATTTCACCACGTGAACATGCATATGCAGTTTTAATGATGGCCCAGCGGGAAATTTCGTATCATGATGAGGATACGTACAATGATTTTATGCACAATTTACGTTTGGTATGTGTTGACCATTGCATAGTAACACATACTGCGCATATGAATCATTTTGAATATTATGCATACAGAGAAGATTTAGATATGGACCAAGAATTGGTTGCCATATCGGAGTATATAGATGATGATTACCCAATAGCGATAGAGGCTTCATCTATGGAGAGCTCCACACACTCGGTTCGCAGTGCGCTAAGCGAATCGCTCCCAAGTTGTGATGAGTGTGACACAATTTATGAAAGGGATACACTCGGTACTTTATTTTCAAGGGCAAACCCTATGCCAAGAAGGGAGGCAGTTACACCGCCAGAGAGTGTAGATGGATTTGAGCATATCTCAGATGGTAAAGAGGAACCACATCCTCAGTCTTCATCTTTTGGCGTTGACCAAAGTGAAGTAACACTTGCTCCATTAATGGAAACGGGTAATACTGTAACCATGGATGGGCGCGCATCCGTGACACACAAGATGCCATTAATTAATCAGGAAATGTTGTCTTTGCGCCAGCACGAATCGCGAAGCTTGGCAGCCTATTTATCGAGACCAGAGGTGATATATAGAGGTACTTTTAATAGTGATTTAGATCCACAGATTTCGATACCACCTTTATCTCAGTTTTTAACAACTCCTAATATGCGGGAAAAAATAAGGGGATATGCATTTTTAAATGCTACCCTTAATCTTAAAGTAGTTGTAGATTCTAGCCCACTTGTAAGTGGGGCTGCTATGGTTACTTTACACCCGTGGCGTGTTGTGGACAACAGTTTGGGCCCCATGTCTAGTTCATTAGTCAGCGTTCCAAGTATTGAGCAAAAATCACAGTTGCCCCATATTTTAGTAGATTTCGGTTTACAACAGGGTGGTGAGATTTCTATGCCCATTATTACACCGGCCAATGGATTGGATTTAAGCACGATTGAGCCTATTAACAATTGTTTTTCCATGTACGTTAATTTAATAACTAGAGTTTTTAAACCAGATAGTGTTACAGCTTGGCCCGTGATAATAGTATATGCTTGGTTGACTGATGTTTCATTGGTAGGAACAACTTTGTCTTCTGAATTACCTATTCCGCAAGCCAATGAATTTGCTCGTAAACCTAAAGACATTATTCCAACGGCCAGCATGTCTTTTAAGGATTCAGTGAAGGGTGTATCACGTGAAATTTTGGGTAAGGCATCTGATTTAGGCATAAATGCAGCGTTTGAGATGATAGGTTTATCTAATCCCAATAATCCCGAGGGTGCCATACCTTTTGTTCCGCGTTTAACTACTAATATGGCATGTAGTAATGCTCCCACAAATATTGATTCATTAGCTGCTGACATTAAGAATGAAGTTACTTTGAGCATGGAGGATTTGGGATATACTGAAAGCGACCCAATGAATTTAGACAATATATTGTCTAGGTGGGGGATGTTAGGAAGGTTTTTGATAAATACTGGGACAGCACCTTTACCTTTTTTTATTATACCTGTTTCGCCCACGGGTGCTTACATGCAGCGTTCCGGGACGCAGCTGATTTTTCACCCACCACCAGTGGCGGTAGCTGCTTTGGGCTTTTCAAAATGGCGCGGCACATTGGTTTATAAATTCTATGCAGTAGGATCTGCGTTTTTGCGGGGTAAAATACGCATCGCGCATGACGTGGCAGGAATAGGCAATTCCTCTTTGGCCCATTTTAATGATGCTATGGTAACATCACGCTTAAATAATGTGATTTGGGATTTAAGTATGAATAGATGCATAGAAATTCATGTACCATATGTAAGTAATTTGCCTTTTAAGAATGTGCCTTTATTGCATGAGTCTTTTAGTCCGCAACCAGTAGGTGCTGGCGGATTTACGGTAGCAGGATCTAATGGGGGCTTAATATTGTCCCCTTTCACCGCTTTGTCTGATGGCACTGCTGTAAACGTACCCATTATTATGTCGGTGAGGGGAGAAAAAGGAATGGCTTTTGGCGATTTGCGTCCAGTTTTAGCTAATTATACTTTTGCTGGTGTGAATAATGGAACTGCGGGTGTGCCTGAACCTCAATCTGCTTTGCGTACAATTGGTGAAGATGTCTCAGACGATATGGACATAACTATGCCAATTACTATGGTGAGACCAGTAGTAAGGGCAATGGTCGAAGCTACTTTGGATGGCGCATTACAAGCGCCTTTGTCTAGGCGTGTGGATCTGTCTCAAATACCAGCGGGTATTTTATTAAATGAGAGTGGGGATTTAATAGTTCACGATGATAATCCCACAACCCGTGCGTATATGGTTGCGGTAGGTTTGGAATTGTTACGTCGTCAACGTGGTGAAGAATTACCTGCACCACAATCGTTTGTTACTGATAAAAATATGAATTCTTCAGTTTTGTCGGGTGATACGGACGGATCATGTTTAGCAGTGAACATAGCAGGTTTGGAAGATGATTTGGAAGATTCTGACAAAATGATCTTGGCCTGTTTAGGTGAAAAATTTTTTTCTATTCGCCAAATTATAAAACGGTACACTATGAATTGGACACGTCAGGTCCATTTTCAGTCACTACATGAGCAATATGTGTTGCGTGTACCAGACAAGCCCATTATGAAAGGTTGGCAGGGAAGCCAAAGTTTGAACTTGGACCCAGGAGGTAAGAGGGCCACGTATGCTAGGGATTCGTTTTTGTCCTTTTTTAGTGTATGTTTTTTGGGTTACAGAGGTAGTTTAAGACACAAGTACGAGATAGTGGCTCCAAATATACCGCAAGTACATTATGCGGTTAATCGAACTCAAATTGGTAACATGGTGGGTTCTTTTACTTCTACTCAGTCTGTATTACCCAATAATGCGGCTAGCGTTATATTAATGTCACCGGATTTTAGGTCTGGTGGTTTAATCGGTAATGCCCAGGTTAACAACGTAGTTGAGTTTTCAACACCGTTTCAGTGCAGATCAAAGTTTTGTTGGGCACAAGATCGTACCCCTCACGTCATTAAATCTTCAGAAGAAGGAGGATTTGACACATCCTCGCACCAAATAACCATATCTACAATAGGTAATAGCAATAGATTTGTGCGGATTAACAAGTATATTGCAGCTGGTGATGATTTTACTTTTATGTTTTATTTATATGCCCCAGTGATGGTAACAAATAATCCAGGATTGTATCCAGTAACTTGACAGTTACAAAAAATAAGTTTTAGGTTTTTATGTTTTCGGAATTTTACTAAGACAAATTTTATTAAGCAGTTTGGAATAACAAACTGCGCTAGTAGTTATTAACTATTAGTTTAGTGCAAAA